AGGAATATTGCCAGACCCAGATCCACAGGATGGCTGGGTATATCGATGGGTTAAAACCAGCGTGTTAGGTCAAAGCGACAACACTCACGTTTCTAGAATGTTTCGGGAAGGTTGGGAGCCTGTAAGGGCAGAAGATCATCCAGAGCTAATGTTGGAGTCAGATATCAACTCTAGATTCCAAGGTAACGTGGAAGTTGGTGGATTGTTGTTATGTAAAGCGCCAGAAGCAAAAATGGCAGCTAGAACTAAACACTTCCAGCAAGTCGCAGATCAGCAGATGGCTTCAGTTGATAACAATTACTTGCGAGAAAACGATCCAAGAATGCCAATGCTCCAACCAGAGCGGTCTTCTCGGACTACATTTCGTAAGAGCTAACCCTTTAGCAGGGGTATGCTCTATTAACTAGGAGTCTATTATGGCTACTTCTGCTACCCCTACAGGTGCGGAACCAGTTGATACCTTGAGTGCAAGCGGCTCGTTCACGGGAAAGATTCGCCACATCAAGATTGCAAGTGGTTATGGCACCGCTATTTTTTACGGAGATTTCGTAAAATTAGTCAGTACCGGCACTGTTGAAAAAGCCGCTGTGACAACTTCTGTTGTTGCAGGCACCGTTGGTATCTTTGTAGGCTGTGCTTACACTGATCCCAGCACAAGTCAAAAGACATTTAACCAACAATACCCAGCATCAACTTCTGCTGATGACATTGTTGCTTATGTTGTCGATGATCCTAAGTTGTTGTTCCGTATGCAGGGTGATGAAGCGATCGCCCAAACAGGTCTAGGAAACAACATCTCGGCAGTTAACACTGCTGGATCAACCTCAATCGGACGAAGCAAGAACGCCTTAGATGGCGGCTCTATCGCTACGACCAATACATTACCACTGCGTGTTGTTGATTTCGTAGATGGCCCTTCAAGCACTGTAGGTGATGCTTTCACAGACTGCATCGTTACCTATCTGCCTTTGAGCCATGCTTACGAAACCAAGCTCGGCGTATAAGGAGAATAGGCAATGGCAATTTCTAGAGCGCAAATGCTTAAAGAACTCCTACCTGGGCTTAACGCTCTGTTTGGTTTGGAGTATGAAAAGTACGAGGACGAGCACACTCTCATTTATGAGACTGAGACTTCTGATCGTAGCTTTGAAGAAGAAGTAAAGCTTTCGGGCTTTGCAGCAGCGCCTGTTAAGGCGGAAGGAGCGGCGGTTAGCTATGACTCTGCGCAAGAGTCGTTTACTGCTAGATATAATCACGAAACAATAGCTATGGGTTTTTCGATCACCGAGGAAGCGATGGAGGACAATCTTTACGATTCTCTGTCCGCTCGCTATACCAAGGCACTAGCTCGTGCTATGGCTTATACCAAGCAAGTTAAAGCAGCTAATCCGTTGAACAATGGTTTCACCAATTCGTTCCAATCTGGAGATGGGGTTAACCTGTTTACAGCATCAGGCGATGGTGTCACTGGCGGTGACGGTCACCCTCTGGTAAGTGGTGGCAAAAACAGCAACCGTCCTACAACTGCTGCTGACTTAAACGAAACCTCGTTGGAGAACGCAATCATTGAGATTGCTGCATTTACCGATGAGCGAGGATTGCTGATTGCAGCTCGTCCGCTTCGTTTGATTGTTCCCCCTGCGTTAATGTTCACAGCAGAAAGGCTGCTGGAAACAACGCAGCGTGTTGCAACATCTGATAATGATATAAACGCGATCCGAAATATGGGAGCGATCCCGCAAGGATATGCGGTCAATCACTATCTGACTGACAGCAATGCATTTTATCTGATCACTGATGTTCCAAATGGTATGAAGATGTTTGAAAGAATGCCTTTAGAAACCAGCATGGACGGTGACTTCGATACTGGCAACGTGCGCTATAAAGCTCGCGAGCGCTACAGTTTCGGCGTTTCTGACCCACTTGGAATATACGGGTCTCCAGGTTCTAGCTAAGCTAGACAGCAGGGCCATCTTAGGGTGGCCCTTTTTATTTCCTGACTAATTGTTTCACGTGAAACATTAGACGCTAGCCAAGACAGGAGAATATTATGGCTAATTCAACTTTTTCAGGTGCTATCAGATCTGAAAGCACTTTCAAAACAGTAAGCAAAAACTCTACTAGTGGCGCGATAACTGAGGTAGTGACTCTTGGCGATGGCCCTGTCAGCCTTTCAGATGGCAATGTTACGCTTACTAACGCTACTCATAGCGGCAGGATTTTACTTGTTCCAGACGGCAGTCAAGACAACACCTATACTCTTCCGGCTCCTATTGCGGGATCAATGTTTAGGTTTGTTTATGCCGGTGGCGCCGCTGATGGCACTGATGCACTAATTGTTACTCCAGGTAACACTAACTTCTATATCGGTGGTGTTACATTCCTAGATACAGATAACGAAGTAAGTGCAGTATTCTCTGATGGCAACTCAAACAGCAGCATACAAATCAATGTGCCTGCTGGATTTGATGTAACGATCATAGGGCTGAACACTACGAATTATCAGATCTTTGGAACGGTTACGGGCGCAACCGCTCCAACCTTTGCTGATCAATAATAGGAGAGCGTCATGGCTGATGCAGTAGCAACGCAAACAATACAAGACGATGGAAGCACTGCTATTTTTCGGTTCACTAACGTGAGCGACGGAAGTGGCGAGTCTGCTGTAACTAAGATCGATGTTTCTGCATTAGCCGCTGACCCAATGACTGGAGCGGCTTGCACAAAAGTATCAATACAAAAGATTTATTACTCATGCATTGGTATGGGTGTAAAGATATTTTTTGATGCGTCGAGCGACGTTTTGGCTTGGCAGTTAAATGCAGACTTTTCTGATACTTTAGACTTTACAGATTTTACTGGCATACCCAACAACGCAGGATCTGGTGTGACAGGTGATGTGCAGTTCACCACTGTTGGTCACTCTAGTGGAGATGTCTACAACATTGTTCTTCAGGTTAGGAAGCACTTCTAATATGGCGACAAAAAAGAAAAGTAAATCTCGCGTAAATGAAGCTGGCAACTATACGAAGCCAGCTTTACGCAAGAGACTTTTTAATCAGATCAAGGCCGGTGGGAAAGGCGGCAAGCCTGGGCAGTGGTCGGCGCGTAAAGCACAAATGCTGGCTAAGCGCTACAAAGAGGCTGGCGGCGGATACAGGGGATAACCCTCTTGGCTAAAGATCCAAAGGTTGGCACAGGAAAAAAGCCCAAGGGATCAGGTCGAAGACTGTATACGGATGAAAACCCCAAGGACACTGTGCCTATCAAATATGCGACGATACAAGACGCTCGCGACACTGTGGCGAAAGTTAAAAGAATAAGAAAGCCTTTTGCTAGAAAGATACAAATCCTGACGGTTTTAGAGCAAAGAGCCAAGTTTGCAAAAAAGCCAAAACAAGCTGAGATAGCCAGGAAAGGTAAAGAGGCTATACGCAAGCAACGGGGGAAGGACAATGGTCGCAAAAGTTGAAACCATCAAAAAGAAGTTGCGAAGCGGCAAAAAGCTTGGAGCCAGTGAACGCGCTCAGGCTAAGGCCCGTGGATTAGTTGCAAGGTCTGATGGTAAGAAACGCAAAAGCCCTAAGTATAAAGGTAAATAATGGCCTTAAAGAAATCACAAAAGTCATTAAAAAAGTGGACAAAACAGGACTGGGGAACTAAGTCTGGCAAGCCTTCAACGCAAGGTAAGAAGGCTACAGGTGAAAGGTATTTGCCTAAAAAAGCTAGAGAAGCGTTAACCGATAAAGAGTACGCAGCTACAAGTCGCAAAAAGCGTGCCGATACAAAGAAAGGTAAGCAACACTCTAAGCAGCCTAAGAAGATAGCCAAGAAAACGGCGAGGCATCGCAAATGAGTTTGACTGACGCTGAGAAGAACAGGCTGAAAAAGGTTGGATTGTCTCGGCTGAATCAAGTTAAAAGAACACCAAAGCACCCCAGTAAGAAAGCTGTGGTTGCAGTTAGAGATGGCAAGAAGATGAAGATCATCCGATTTGGTGATCAGAAGATGGGCCACAACTACTCTAAAGAAGCTCGTAAAAGTTTTAAGGCTCGCCACGCAAAGAATATAGCCAAAGGGCCTACAAGCGCCGCCTATTGGGCAAATAAGACTTTTTGGTCTGGCCCTAGCGGCAGCAAGAAAGACCCGCCCAAATCTCAAAAACAGAAGTTTGGTAAGAAGTAATGCCTATAACTAGAGCGCAAGAAAAGAAACAAATAAGCAGCTCTCCTGCAAAAAAGAGAAAGCAGGCAAAAGTGAAAAAGGTTATGAAAGAGTTTAAGCAAGGTAAGCTTAAATCAGGCGGTTCTAAAAAGAAGGTAACCAATCGAAAGCAGGCTATAGCAATAGCGTTGTCAGAGGCTGGTGTTTCAAAGAAAAAAAAGAAAGCTAGGAGGCCTTAGTGGCAACCAGTGGAACGTACACATTTAATTTAGATATTGGCGATGCGATTGAGGAAGCTTTTGAGAAGGCTGGCCTAGAGCTTCGTAGTGGGTACGACTACAAAACCGCTAGGCGCAGTCTTAATCTTTTGATGCTGGAGTGGCAAAACAGAGGTCTTAACATGTGGTCTGTGGAGTTTGGAACACAAGCTTTAACAGCAGGCACCAACACATATACGTTGGCTTCTAATGTTTTGGATATTGTAGAGGCGTTTATTAGGACGGATTCTGGAGAGATCAACAAGCAGTTTGATCAATCAATGACCAAGATATCTGTGAGCCAGTACTCAAATCTTTCCAATAAGCTTACGCAAAGCAAGCCCTTGCAATATTACGTTGATCGAAACAACGACAGTATTACCTTGAATATCTGGCCTACACCAGATGATCAGGAAACATACACCCTTGGCTACTACTTTATGCAGAGAGTTGAGGATGCTGGATCTCCTGCATCAAACAACATAGACATACCGGCTAGGTTTTTGCCTTGCTTAGTATCGGGTTTGGCGTATCAGATCAGTATGAAGTACCCAGGTGTAACAGATCGGGCTACGTTACTGAAGCAAGACTATGAGCAGCAATGGACATTAGCTTCAGAGGCTGATCGCAACAAGGCATCGTTATTTGTTGCGCCAGGGGGATATAGATTTTGAGTTCTTTTGCAAGAGGCAAATACGCTTTTGGCTATTGCGACAAGACAGGTTTTAGATATCCCTTAAAAGATCTTGTGCCTGAAATAGTAAACCAGCGGCCTACTGGGTTCTTAGTTGGCAAAGACGCTGTAGATCCTGATCAACCACAGTTGCAGTTAGGCAAACTAAAGGTGGATGATCCCAAGTCGCTTAGAGATCCTCGCCCTGATCGCAGCATGGATGAAAGCAGGATACTGTCTTCTTTTAATCCTGTTGGTCAAGTTGGGTTAGAAATGGTTGGATCGGTAGGCTCTGTGACAGTGAGTACAAGCTAATGGCATTTACATTTACAACTTTGAAGCAGGCAATACAGGACTACTTAGAAACTGACGAAACAACATTTGTTAACAATCTGCCAACAATAATTAAGCAGGCTGAAAATAGAATCCTAAAATCTGTGCAGTTACCCAACTTTCGCAAGAAT